GTTCTCAGTAGAACCTGATTTAGAACCGTAAAGTTTGTCGATATTGTCAAACACACCTGTATGAGAAATGATTGTTGCGGTGTTTGTTAACTCAGCACCAACAGCTTTCTCAATACGTTGTTGTTGTAGGTCAAGTTTAATCTCTTCATCAGAGAAACCTAAAATATGTTTCTTAGCCCATGTTACAGATACAGGTGCAATACCCTCGATTGCGGTAACTGCGTCTTTATAAGCCAATAATTTTTCTTTCCATACATCAATTTTTAACAAGTCAGCTTGTGTAGATGGATTTGTTAAACCTAATGTAAAGTTTGATAACTCGTCCTCAAATCCTAATAAGAATAGGTGAATAATTGCGATTTTGTTTAACTCAGCAATCATTGATTTTTGGATTCTGTTAATAGTTCTTGCAAATCGAATATCCATTAATGATAAGTTCTTACCATCACCAACAACTTCTTCAAAACCTAAGAATGCCTTAGGAACACGAAGTGCGGTTAATAATTTCTTTTGGATGTATTCGATGTCGGCAATCTCCGCTAGGTTCTGTGCACCTGGTAATGTGTCAATCGGACTTGGTGCCGCAGGGTCTCTAACAGGGATAAAATAATCTTGGTCAACCGCCATTTGGTTAAATCTCATATCGACATTACCAGTCTTTGAGTCAACCACTTGGTCTCGTTTAAATTTGTTAGCAACACGTTGTACATATGGTTCAACATCTTTGTCGTCCATGTTTCCAACATACACCTTGAAAACCCTTCTTTCAGGTGCTCTTGATGTTCTATAAATCAACATCGCGTCTTCAGATAATAAAAGTTGTTTCCAAATACGTCTTGCCTTTTCCAACATAGATGTACCGTAAGGAAGTTTTCTATCATCACCTAACAATCTAAAGTGAGCCATTTCCCAAGAATTAAATTCCATATCCTTGGCTTTCCATTTAAAACGTAAACCTTTGTTTTCTTTAGGTTCGTCTACATTAGCTGACTTAGCTGCCATACCTCTTTCAAGACGTTCAATCTCAATGTTTGGTAATTGCATTGAACCTACAACACCTTTCTCAGCGTCGAGTTTCAAGTAAACAAAGTTATCACCATACTTACAAGTGTTTCGTGTCCACATCGGTAAGTTGGTGTTTACGTCCAATACGTTATTAAATAAATCAATTAATATTGATTTGATTCTTTTTGATTCAGAATATATCTGTAACATATAACCATTTTGGTCAACTGTTGTAGATTCTTCACCATAGATATCTAACGCTGCAGATATCTCAGGAGTATATTCCATCGATTCATAGTCATAAAATGATGCCAAACGAGTTGGTTCATAATAAACGGCTTGTGTGTATAAATTGCTTTCAATCTTAGTCCATTGGTTGGCTAAGTAATAAGTTTGTTGAGCCTGAAGTTTTTCAGTTTCATATTCTTGCTTAGAAGTTGTTCTAAGTAATTCTTTCTTATCTAATTTATACGTTGGGTAGTCCTGATTTAACAAGGCATTAGGACCAAAGGCTTGTGATAACCTCTGCCAAACTGTATATTGTTGATTGTTATTTTCCATGTAATAAATCTAATTCTAAATATCAATAATTAAATAGTTAAGGGTTGGTTGGCCTATTGACTTCACCAGTATTATCACTACCCCTTTGTCTGTTTATTGTATTATTTCCTCCAGGTTTAACGGTGCTAATACCCTTACCTTCAACATTTAATTTTGAACCATTAAATTTGTTTCCTGATTTTTTACGTTGTACTAGTCCCATCTTAATTTTATTTATAAATATTATCTAATACCAAATAACCAACCGTATCTTTGGTAATCATCTTTACTAATGTTTTGACTACCATATTGTCGAATCCTTTCTTGAGCGTGGGGTATTACAGGATTAAAACTAATCGCGTCATGTGATTGTGTGTTTGAATTTACCGACCAAGATTCAATCATTGCCTTAGTATGCTCAGTAACTTTCGTTAAGTTTGCGAATGATGATTCTGCAACATAAGTTGCCATTGCAACAGACATAATTAAGTCATCGTGATGTCCTTTTTGGTGGTCAGGTCGTCCATTGATGTAAACGAAAGTGTTCATTTCGTTATATAAACGGCTACTATAAATTCTAAACCCGTGTCTCATTACCTCCTCGAAAGAAGCAATAATCTGAACACGTTTATTGTTAAAGTTTATACCGGGTATTTTTTCAGCGGCCTTAGGGTCGTATTTCCATTTGTTTGCAGTATCTACACCATCCACATATAAGTTCTTGAAGTTCATCTCTTGTAGTTTTCTTGACGTAGAGACTCCCATACCACCCGTAATATCGATTACAACAAAACAAGAATACATGTTGGCCCATTTGTAACAAATCTCAGCCATTGTATCTGGTGGTAATTTGCCGACAAACTCCGCAACTTGTTCCCTCTCATCAAAGTCGATGATTTGGAATGAACTAAAGTCTTCACTATCACCACGGCTAACGTCCACACCCATAACATATTTATGACCAACAACAGGTTCCTTCCATATCCATAGAGCGTTACCCATCATTTTATTTTGGGGTTCACGAATCATGTTCTCACGAACCGTTTGTAATAATTTAGAGTCAAATACGTTGTCACCTGAACCCAAGAAGTTACATTCTAACTCCTGAGAAACTTTACGTTTGTCGTATTTTAATTTCTTAACCATCGCTTCAAACCATGTCGAACTTGGTTTGTAACCTAAATTCATTAATTCTTTTAATTCTTCATAGTTACGAGTATCAAAAGGTTTTTCTTCCCAACTAATAATATCTTTTTCATTATACTCTTCTTTGTTTAACAAATAGTGGATAATATCATCAGTTTTAACAAGATATAAGTCTTTGGCGTAACGAGGGTCTCTAAACCAGAACATTTCAGAAATTTTGAAGTCATTCATATTTCTTAATGCTTGGTCGTAAATCTCGTAATAAATAGGGTCGTATCCGTTAGGAGTTGATACAACGATTACCTTACCACCCGTAGATAGTGAGGCCATACAAGCCGCCCAGAAATCACTGTCGGCTTCAATAAACGCGGCCTCGTCAAATACTAATATAGTTGGGGTAAATCCACGTAAGGCATCCTTAGATGTTGCAACGGCTTTAACCTCACAACCATTATTTAATTTGTAATGTTTTTGTGAATTTTTTTCTACCGCAAAATCAATACCAGTCCAACTTGGCCATTGACCAACAAATGCACGAATCTTATTCGCCATCTCTAAAGACGTATCCAACTTGTTGGCGATAATAAGAATTTTCTCAGGTTTAGTTTTCTTAGCGAAAGCTAGTTTTCTTGAAATCCATGCGGCGGTAACCGTTGATACACCAGCCTGACGATATTTTAACGCAATATTTTCGTTAAATTCTTCATAATCGTGTAATAACGATACTTGGTCAGGGAATAACTCTAACGGTACGTATTTTGATACGGTATTATCGTAAGTTTGTAGATAAGTTCTTAGGGCGTATTGTACGTCCTTTTGACATTTAACGTATTCGATTAAAACTTGTTCTCTTGTCAAATTAGCCATAAAGGTGATTAATTAGGTTCTTGATATCCCCAAGCCACCTAACAAATCATCAAGGTCATCATCACCTAAGTCATCGTCATCATCTGATGAGTATGCCTGTTCAGCTTCATACTCATTTAATTCTTTAACAATTTCATCTACCATTCGTTGGATGAATTGATTTCCTTGTGGGTTACCTGAAAGGATAAGTTTAGCCACTCTGAAAAATTCCTCTGCATTTAATTTGGAGAATCTCATAAACAGGTAGTGTTGGATGTGTTTCATATCATCCTCGAACAATTCCATTGGGTATGCTTGCATGAACTTTTCCCAGAAAATTGGTCCTAAACGAGAGTCCCAAATCTCAGCCGGTAAAGTATCTTCAGCCTTCATAACCATTTCTTGTTGTCTTGGGTCATCAGGTAATCCATGAGTACCAAATACTTCATAAACACCTTTAACCAATTCGTGTACTAAAAGGGGGAAAGTCATCGCTCTCGCCTTTACTGTTGGTGGGTCAGTTTCAGTATCAATTTCTTCTTGACCCATTTGACCACCACCGCCACCGGCCATTCCTTCCATATCAGGGAATAACCAATATGCGTGTTCCATTAACGCTTGTGTTACGGTATATAGATTCATCAAACGAGGGTCAATTTGATTTAACTCTGTAGATACTAAGTTAAACATGTGTCCACCCTTGAATGCGGCTCCTTGAATTAATGAGTTAAGGAAACGTCTTTTAGCACGTTCCATGTTGAATGTCTCAACGTCACCCATAAACTCTTCAATTTCTTCCTCACTTGGTAATTCAGGTTCTTCCTTCATTCCTTCTGCAGAACCCATAGGTTGCATAACCAATTCAGCGTCAAACTGCATTGCTCCTTCAGGAATACCTAATTCTTTAACTACCAAATCAACGGCTAATTTTTCCAAATCCGCTTTGTTACGCATCTGAATCATCATCACTTGTTGTAATGACTGCATTACAGACATCATTAAACTTCTTAACGGGTCGTTCCCTTGGATTGCTCTTGTATCACCCATCGCACGTCTAACCTTATCTACTGAGTCCTTAAATCTCTTAGATGAAATAAGTTCAACGTAATCTCTATCCATTTTAGGGATTGCAGGAAAATCCTTACTATAAGGAGTTTCTTTTGATGTAATCTTTCTTTCGATACCAGGTTCCATTCTTTCAGGACCTTCGTAATCGATTGGTGCTTCAGTTACTTTTTCTTTATATTCACGAAGCAAAGTATGTTCCTTCTTGGTTAAACCTTCAGTTACCAATTTATGTTCTAATTGTCTAATAATTGTTTTGCTGTTAGTACTTTTCATTAGTCCTGTAATTTAATTCCTAGTTCGTTAAATGTTAACCAAGTTGGTATTTCTTTTTTAGCTTTAGGTGCTGGTTTAACACCTGGCTTTGGTTTGTATGGTGTTGCGGGTTTTGACGGTTTTGATGGAGTATCAACGTCAGGTCTAACACCTGGTCTTGCGGGTGCCGTCTTTGTACCCTGTTCTTTAACCAAATTAATGAATTCTTTCTTAGTCATCTTTGGTCCGATGTGTTTTTCAACTATTCTCATAATTTGCTTTTCAATTTCACTTTCGGTAAATGTAGGATTAATTAAGTTAGAATTCAACTTAGATTTTAAACCACCCGCGAATGCCGATGCAACTTTATTAGTGAAATTACTCATACCACTTTCTTTAGTTTCTTGTTTTTTCTTTTCAGGTAACTTTTTGAAATTGGTTTTGTCAGCAAATTCTTCAGCCATTTTACACCATTTCTTTTGTTCTTTAGTTTTACCGTCACCACATTTGGCGAAGAAATATTTTTGTTGTTTCTTTGACTCAAATTTTTCCATGATTTCTTTTTCTTGGATTGAATTCGGGTCCCCGTCTCCAGTCGGTCCTTTTTGGGTTGGGTCTTGGGTATCACCTAAGTTATAATCTAATTCAGAACCATCATCTTCTAACATTTCGGTTTCAGTGACCTGAACATTGATTCCTTGGTCTGTTAATGTTTTGATTTTATTAACATCAGGACCTTTAACAATTACGGTACCCTTTTGTTCTTTAGTTTCAACTTTTTTTCTACCACAATCACATTTTTTACAATCAGGACCACAAGTACAGGTTTCTTTATCACAACCACAACCACATTTATCACCTTTTGATTCGGTAAGTCTTCTGAATAACGAATTAACTTGTGACTCAGATAAATTAGTCACTGTAGATGGTCTTAGACCGTATTGAATTAACTTTAGTTGTTTTTGGTTAGTTTTCATATACTACCTTCTTTTCAAATTCTAAAACGATATCACGTTCATATAATTTATCTTTTACCGACTTCTCTTCTTCACCAAACTTAAAAACCAATCTGGTTTCTTGTGTGAAGTCAACGTCGTCAGTTTCATTCTCCCATGCTAATGCGATAACTCCGTCCATCGCGTCCATCATAGAAAAATAATCGGAATTTTGAACCACCGACATGGTTATTAAATCATTCTTTAAAACACCTACTTTGTGTATGTGTTCTAAATCAGGTGGAAAGGGGTAACCATTAGATGGTTTAGATTCCCAGTTTTCACCCCAAATTTCTTCAGTCTTATCTGAGAAAATAAATTCATATATGTTATCACCCTTGTAATTAGGTCCAAGTTCATTAACATATATTAAATAACTCATAGAATCTGACCGTCTTTTGTTATTTTAATTTGTTTGTTGTTTGATTCGAAAACCAAGTTTTTATTAACAGTCTTACCAACTAATTTAGCGTTAGGGTATTTGTTAAGTAATTTTTTAGACATCATTAACTGAGATTTGCTTTCACAAACAGTTTCAAGTTTTTTTGATGTTTTACTTTTTCTTGATTCAGTAATC